CAAGTAAAAGAGTCTATATTAAATGGGATGGCTAAGGATTGGTCAGATTATAGATATTTGACTGGTAAATTAGCTGCATTGAAACAAGAAGTACAGGAACTCACGGACCTGCTTAAGAAAACGGAGCTAGAAGATGACTAAACCAAAACTAATTGTACCTAAACACGTATGGGATGGTGCACAAGCGGAGAAAAAGAAAAATGAAGTAGAAAAAATACCACAGCCTTCTGGTTGGAGAATGGTATTGTTCCCACTTAAACTTCAAGGTAAAACAAAAGGTGGCGTATTGCTAACTGACGATACAGTTACAGAATCACAAGTAACAACTAATATATGTAAGGTTCTTAAAATGGGACCTGAGTGTTACAAAGACAAAGAAAAGTTTCCTAGTGGCCCTTGGTGTAAAGAGGGTGATTGGGTTCTCATCACTAGATATGCAGGATCTCGTATCCGTATTGATGGTGGTGAGCTAAGGATAATTAACGACGATGAAATACTGGCTGTTGTTGATGATCCTCGAGATATTTTGCCAGCTAACATAATGTAACGTGGAGGAGACCATGCAACCAACAGTGCAATCAGAGCAAGACAAGATGGTTCCGATAGATACCTCGGGTGATCCTGTCGAAATAGAAGTTAAAGAAGATGATAAAAAAGAAAACGACGTTCAGGTCGAACAAGAAGATCAACCTGAAGTATCGGTACAGGAAGAGAAAAAAGACGAAGAATTAGAAGAGTACTCTCAATCTGTAAAAAGACGTATTGATAAACTTACACGTAAAATGCGTGAAGCCGAAAGACGTGAACAAGCAGCTATTGAATATGCTAAAAAAATACAAGAGGAGAATAAAAACTTACAAACCACAACCATCAACACTTCACGTGAAAGAGTTTCATCAGATGAGGCTAGTATAAGTTCTACTGAAACATTATTAAAGTCAGCTTTAAAACAAGCGATGGAAGCTGGGGATGTTGAAAAACAAGTAGAAGCTCAAGAGAAAATGAGTCAACTAGCTATAGAAAAAGAAAGATTACGATTAAGAAAAAATAAATTAGCGCAACAAGAGCAAAGAACAGAGGATACCACTGTTGATCAAGCGATTGACACACAACCACCTCAACAACAAAGACAACCAGATCCTAAAGCTCAAGAATGGGCTTTAGAGAATAAATGGTTTGGAACTGACAAAGCTATGACGTATACTGCGATGTCTTTTCACGACGAATTAGTTGCAGAAGGATTTGACGCAACGTCAGATGAGTATTATAATGAAATTGATCGTAGAATACGAAAAGAGTTTCCTCAAAAGTTTGAGGATCAAAGTAAGCCAAAGCAGACTGTTGCTTCAGCTGTACGAAAATCGGCATCAGGCCGCCGCACTGTGAAACTCACACCCTCACAGGTAGCTATTGCAAAAAAACTTGGTGTGCCACTTGAAGAGTACGCAAAACACGTGAAGGAAGGAGCGTAATATGAACGATAAGTTAAATAAAACCTCACGCAAGCTCGAAACCCGAGATAAACAAGCTCGACCTAGAGGATGGGTACCTCCGTCTAACTTGGATGCACCAGAACCACCTGAAGGTTTTCACCATAGGTGGGTTAGAAGTGAGTTTCGTGGTCAATCAGACGAAAAAAACGTCATGGGTAGATTACGAAGCGGATATGAATTAGTTATGGCTAGTGAATATCCAGATAGACTTGACTTACCACATGTAAGTGAGGGTAAGTATAAAGGTGTAATTGGAGTTGGAGGTTTGATACTGATGCGATGTCCTGAAGAAGTCAAGGAAGATAGGGATGCCTATTTTGCTGGCAAATCTCAAGACCAAACTAAATCAGTGGAAAACGATTTACATAAGGAAGAGCACCCAAGCATGCCAATCCATCAGGAAAGGCAGAGCAGAGTAACATTTGGGGGCAAAAAGTCTAATGGTTAGATTCAATGTCTCTAAATTTAGATAGGAGACTAATATGGCAAATATTGATGCGCCATTCGGTTTACGTCCAATTGCAAAACTAGGTTCGGCACCTGGTGGTACAACTGGCACTACTAAATATAAAATCTCTTCTGGGGCAAGCGCACTTTTTACAGGGGATCCAGTCAAGTTAAAAGCTGACGGTTCCATCGAAGTTAAAGGTGGCGCAGGTGCAATAACAGGGGCAATTAGTGGTGTGTTTATGGGTTGTTTCTACACAGATCCGACTACAAGCAAACCGACATTCCGAAACAATTATCCTGACGGGCTAGCAGCAACCGATGCTATAGCTTTTATATCAGATGATCCAGATCAACTGTATATTGCTCAACAGGATTCAGTCGGCAGCAACATTGTTGCAGCAGACTTACACACAAACGCTAACATGGTCATGGCAGCGGGCAGTACCACTTCGGGTATGTCTAATGCTGAGATCGATTCAAGCACAGCAGCAACTGGAAATGCTACTCATATGTTAAAGTTAATGGACTTTTACGATACACCAAGTAATGACGCTACGGCGAATAACTCGGTTTTAGTTGTAAAGATCAATAACCACGAATTGGGTGCACATACAGGAACTGCAGGCGTATAAGGAGGACTAGACTATGGCTATAAATAGAGCACAACTGGCCAAAGAACTGGAACCTGGCTTAAACGCCCTGTTCGGTATGGAATATTCTCGTTATGAGAATGAGCATGCTGAGATCTTTGACCAAGAATCAAGCGATAGAGCATTTGAAGAAGAAGTTATGCTTATGGGCTTCGGCGAAGCTGGTGTAAAACAAGAAGGTGCTGCTGTACAATTTGATACAGCTACTGAAAGTTTTACGGCTAGATATACTCACGAAACTGTTGCACTTGCATTCAGTTTGACTGAGGAGGCTGTCGAAGACAATTTGTATGACACTTTATCTGCTCGTTATACTAGATCGTTAGCAAGATCCATGGCTTACACAAAACAAGTCAAGGCAACTAACGTACTTAACAATGCATTTACTACAGCTGGTGGTGATGGTGTTTCTTTAGTAAACACAGCACACCCAACAGCACTTGGTGGAAACTTTTCCAACAAAAGTGCAACAAATGCAGACTTAAACGAAACCTCATTAGAGCAAGCAATGATTGATATTGCAGGCTTTATCGATGAAAGAGGGCTTAAAATTGCAATGCAGGGAAGAAAATTAATCATTCCTGTAAATACACAATTTGTAGCTGATAGAGTTTTAAACTCTACTCTAAGAGTCGGTACTGCTGACAATGACATCAATGCGATGAGAAACATGGGTATGTTACCTGATGGATACGTGGTAAACCACTATCTATTAGATACTGATGCTTTCTTCATCAAAACAGATGCTCCTAATGGATTCAAACACTTTGTGAGAGCACCACTTACTACTGGTATGGAAGGTGACTTTGACACTGGAAACATGAGATATAAAGCACGTGAAAGATACAGCTTTGGATTTTCAGATCCTAGATGTGTATACGGATCACAAGGTTCATAAAAACTTCTTGATCTTTCCAAGGAAAAAGGGCGCTTGTAAGAGCGCCTTTTTTATTTTATAGTATTCTTACCCAAGACTTAAAACGACAACTAAAAGGAGGTTGACATGGGAACAACTACATTTTCTGGCCCAATTAAAGCTGGAACAGTAAGAGAGGGTGCAAGTGCAAACGCAGGTTTCACCCTTATGGCACAATCAGCAGTAATTGATATTATTGGTGCTACAAACACAACAACAATTGGTATCGTACCAGCAAATTCACAAATCGTAGATGCTATACTTAACGTAACAACTGTATCAAACGATGGTGGCACTGGTGTCGTACAAATCGGAACAACAGCAGATCCAAATGCATTTATGTCTGACACAAATGTTAAAGCACTAGGTGTAACTCACACTGGTGGAACAACTGCTGCTGCTAATGATGTTGGCACAAGTGATGTAACCTTAACTGCTACTTACACAGCAGGTAATGGTGATGGCACAACAGGTGTTGCTACAGTAACTATTCTTTACATACAGAATAACAACTTAGCATAAGGAGTTTAAATGTACGCTATTAAAAACAAAGAGTTAACAGCTAGCGGACAAGTAACTACAAAAGTTGCTGCGGGCACTAATACACTTAGTGCTCCAGCTAGAGTGCTGCAACTTAGTATTAGATGTGGAAGCACTTTAGGAAGAGTGGACCTTAGAGACGACGGCCCTAGTGGCACTGTCAGATATACAGTTCCTACTCCTGCAATTGGTGCTGGTGAGGATGAAGTAATGACAATAAGTTTTCCTGATTTCGGTATTAGATTTCAAACGGACTTATATGTTTTCTTTAACCAAGCTACACATGTTGAAGTACTTTATGCTTAGTCATGGCTAAGAAAAGGGACAAGCAACCGCCCAAAACAAAAAAATACTTCCGCTCCACAAAATCTGGAGCGGGAATGACAAAAGCTGGGGTAGCAAAATATCGTCGTGATAATCCTGGTTCAAAGTTAAAAACAGCAGTCACTGGTAAAGTTAAACCAGGTTCAAAAGCTGCAAAGCGACGCAAATCTTTCTGTGCAAGAAGCGCAGGACAAATGAAAAAATTTCCTAAAGCTGCTGCAGATCCTAATTCGAGGTTAAGGCAAGCAAGGAAAAGATGGAAATGTTAAATGGCTGAAAAAGTAGGACCGATTTTTAATAGAATTTTAATTAAAAAATTAGATCAAGCATTAGAAAATGGATCTATAAATAAAAAAGATTATAATGATTTGAAAAAAAAATATTTTGGAAAGCCAAAATTAATTCAAATGGATTTATTTGATCCAGACAAAAAGAAACAAGGAGGGCTTATGGAAGCTACAAAAAGATTAAAGGCTAAAGGACTTAAAAAAGGTGGTTTTCCTGATTTAAGTGGTGATGGAAAAGTTACAATGAAAGATATATTAATGGGCCGTGGAGTAGTAAAAAAGCCAAAGAAAAAAGCCATGGGTGGATCTATGACTCTTGAAGGCGGAAAACTAAAAGGTGTAAAAGATGCACCTGAAGAGAGACGCAAAGAAAAAATTCAAAAAATGAAAGGTTTTCTTAAAAGAAGATCCTTGTTAAATCCTATGGGTGGAGCAAGAGGTCTTGGAAAAGTTGCAGGTAGAGCTGCAAAAAGAGGATATGGTATAGCGAAAAAGTGATTAGAATATTATTAATAATATTAATCTTATCTGTATCAATTAAGGCTTTTGCAGAAACAAATACTGTAAGCAGCACTGTTGTAACTAACAATACACCACCTACTGCAAATTCACCAAGTGTTGTTGTAAACAATTCTGATGTTTGTAAGACAGCGGTAGCGGGGGCAGTACAGACTCAGATCCTAGGAATTTCGTCGGGAATTACGGTGACTGATGAAAACTGTGAAAGAATATT